TATAGACGCTAGCGATCCCGGACAAAACCTAGAAAATCTTCGTAGACAACAAACAAGCACTCAACAAGGCGCTTATAATAACTGGATTAACTCTGACGCTAACCAAGCACTGTTAGAAAAGTACGGTGTTAGTCCGATTGCTTATAGCGAGTCAGGTGATAAGTTTCGATGGAACGGTTCTGCTTACGTTAAAACAGAAGAAGTAGATAGTCCCGGACCTACACAGTTTGCCAAAGCTGGCATTATGGCAGCAATGACTTATTATCTAGGAGCAGGACTTACAGATACTTTCATGTTGCCTAAAGTAGCAGCAACGCCCGGCGGTGCAACTGGTCTAGGTATGTCTGCTACGCAAGCTGCTGGTGCTTCAGCGGGTATTGTTAACGCTCTTACGCAAGCAATGACTACAGGCTCTTTAGATTTAGAAGAAGCTTTTGAGTCTGTTTTACGAGCAGGTTTGACAACAGAAGCATTTAATACAATTGCAGAGTCAGATACTTTTCAGAATTTAAAAAACGAGTTTGATGATTTTACAAGCTCTTTAACTCAAGACACTATTGTACTAGCAGACGGTACTGAGTTACCTCTTGATACTTATGGTAACAATACTTTTGTTACACTGCCCGACGGAAGCGAAGTTGCTTATGCGGACTTTATACAGCAAACAGCAGAGGCTGGTAACGCTGTAGTTCAAGAAATTGATAGGTCTTTAAACTCTGCTTTAGAAGGTATTGCAGATGCGTTTGAGTCTAGCGGAACAGCTCAAGGAGTAGTTAATTTTATTGAAGGAGCAGCTTCTGCAGATGGTACTGAAGGCGGCACAGCAGTTGTTCCTTTTCCCGGTGTATCAGGTGTTGATAACAGAAGAGTAGAAGACGCAGAAGATATTTTTACAGACACTACTCAAGAAGCTACAGGGTTAGAGGATGAAGACTCTTTTCCTGTAAACGGCATAGATGGTATTGATGGCATAGACGGAAGAGATGGTGTAGATGGTAGAGATGGTGTAGATGGTAGAGATGGCGTAGACGGAAGAGATGGTGTAGACGGCAGGGATGCTGACCTTACAGAAGTTGGTGAGTTAATGGCTCAGTACATACAACCTGTACTAGAATCTCTTGAAGATCAAGACGCAGCGATGGAAGGCATACAAGTAAACATTAACGGGCGTCTTGAAACAATAACTGCTGACCAACAAGAAGCATACCAAGAGTTAGTACGTCAAGGTGGTATGTTGACAGACCTTAATACAAACCAACAACAATTAATTGAACAAATGGGCGGTACTGAAACTCTTCTTACTTCTGTAGCTAATAATGTATCTGAGATTAGAACTGATTTAGAAACAGCTAGGGAAGAAAGAGAAACTGGTTTTGCTGAAGCAGAGCAAGATCGTCAACGTCTTATGGAAGCTATTGTTGAAGCTCGTGGTCAAACTACAGAGCTTAGTCAAGAAATGCGTGACTTATTAGCACAGTCAGATCAGACAATGCAAGAGATGTTTGCAGGCACTGATATTAACATTGCTGAGTTACGCTCAGGACAACTTAGCCAAGAAGAAGCTACTAATGCACTGCGTGAGTACACTGAGCAAACAAGAGAAGAACTTAGAACAGGGCTGACAGAGGCTGCTACAGAAAGACAACAAATTGCTCAAAGTTTAAATGACAAATTAGACCAACAAGCACAAGGTCAAGCAGTAGAATTAAACGCCGCAGAATCTAGACTTCTTGCTAGTCAAATACAAGGTGACGAAAGACTTATACAGGAGTTTTCAACAAGAGCTGGTGCTTTAGAGGAATATATTGCGTCACAAGGAACTACGCTTTCTAACGCTCAAGATCAGATAAGAGAGCAACAAGAGCAACAGTATCAAGAACTTACTGCGGGACAACAACAAGCTGCACAAGATCGTATACGTATTGAACAAAGCACTAACGACAAACTTGAACAACTACGTGAAGGTATAGCAGTAGAGTTTACTGACGCTGAAGCTAGAAGAGTAGAGGAAATAACAGGTTTAGAAGCTAGGTTGTTGCAAGATTCAGCCGCTAATGCTGAAGAGTTTGCACGTCTTCTTGAAAGTGAAGGTCAACGGTTTGACGACATTACTAATGTTTTAAGTTCTGACATTGAAAGACTACAACAGCAAACAGGTGAGTTTGAGTCCAGAGCAGAAGAGCGTTTTGACGAAGCCGCACAAGAGCGTTTAAGGTTAGCTCAAAGTTTAGCTGATGCTAACAATCGTCTTGAAAACCTAAGCGAAGCTAATCGTGAGCGTTATGAAGAGCTTGACTTAACAGTAGATTCTTTAGAAGAAGAATTTGGTGTTGACTTTGATCGCATTGAAGAAGCTCAGGATATTTTACAAACATACGCTGAAGAAGAATTTGGTGCTGTTCGTGAAGACATTGCAGGTCTTGAAGAACGAATGGACGCTAACTCTGTTCAACAGTTAGCACAGCTTACAGGCTTTAGAGCAGAGTTTTTAGAAACATTATCAGCATCTGAGGCAGCTGCTTTTGCTCGTAACCAAGGTTTAAGCGATCAGATTACAGAAGAAATTACAGGTATTCGTGGTGAAACAGCGGCTCAAGTAGAAGGAATGGGTCAGCGTTTAACAGACCGTATTGACGCTTACGAGCAACAAACAGGCGAGCAACTTGACATAGCTACCGAAGAACGTGAAGCGCTTAGTGGTCAAATTACCGGGCTTGAGGCACGTATTGATGCTAACGCTATACAACAGTTGTCAGAGCTTACAGGCTTACGATCAGAGTTTTTAGCAACACTAACTGCTTCTGAGGCAGCTGCTATAGCACGAAACCAAGGACTTAGCGACCAACTTACAGAAGAAATTACAGGTGTTAGAGGTGAAACTGCTGCTCAGATAGAAGGTATTAACGAACGCTTAACCAATCGTATTGCTGAGTATGAACAGCAAACAGGTGAAGAGCTTGATATTGCTGCTGAAGAACGCGCAGTTCTTGGTGGTCAATTAGGTACGTTAACAGCAGACGTTGCACAAGTTGCTGAAGATGTTATTCGTGCTGGTGGTCGCATTGAAGAGTTAGATGAGGCTGGTCGTCAACGCTACGAAGAGTTGGGTCTTAGCATTGAGGATTTAAGTTTACGTGTTGGTGTTAACCTAGAAGCTTTGCAACAAGGGATGTTGACTCAAGAATCAGCAATGCGTGAGCTTGTTGAAGAGACTTCACAACAAACAGAAGAAACCTTAACAAACCGTCTTGAAGAAGCAGAGCAGGGTTTTGCTACAAGTTTATCCGACACCGAAGCTAACTTGTTATCTCAAATTACAGGCGTTGAGGCTGGTGTGTTACAACAACTAGCTACTGTTGAGGGAGGTTTACAACAACAGTTTGGTGAGCAATTTGACGTAGTACAACAACAAGTGTCTGGTTTAGGCGAGCAAGTAGCAGGTCTTGGCGAAGGCGTTCAAGGATTAGGTCAAGCATTAGGTGTAGGTTTGTTAGGTCTTGCAGCAGCACAACCAACAGCTCAGGAAATAGCAATGGCAATGCCTAGAGACCCTGTAAAGTTTGACCCATTCTTGAAAGGTCTCAGTCCTTTTGAGGCACCTGAGATATTAAAAATAACGCCTCCTCAACAACAAACAAATGCTATGGACGCTCTTAACAAAGTTATTGGTAGACAATCAGGAATGCTAGTATGACATATTTAAATCTTATGAACAGCGTACTACGCAGACTTCGTGAAGAAGAAACAACGTCTGTTAACAGTACAACCTACGTTAAGATGGTAGGTGATTTTATTAACGATGCTAAGACGTTAGTCGGTCAGGCTGCTGATTGGTCTGCTTTACGTGAAACATTAATTATACCTACTGTTGCTTCAGACAATACATACTCTCTAACAGGTGGTGGCGATAACATTAAAGTTATGACCATGTTAAACGATACTCATAATTGTTTTATGCAGTATCAAACTAAGGATTGGTTTAACGAAGCACTATACATTGGAAACGCTTCAGAAGGAACACCGCAATATTATACTTATAATGGTCTAGATTCTAACGGTGATACGCAGATCCTTGTAGGACCAACACCAGACGGTGTATATAACATACGTGTAGATACTGTTAAACGACAAGCGGATCTGTCTGCCGACGCTGACGTTCTTCTTGTTCCTTCTATGCCAGTCATTCATTTAACTGTAGCGTTGCTTGCACGTGAACGTGGTGAAACAGGTGGTACGTCTACTGCTGAGTACTTTACTATAGCTAACCAGTACTTGTCAGACGCTATTGCTATTGACGCAGCAAAGCATCCTGAAGAGATGGTATTTAGGACTATCTAATATGGCTCAAGAACTTCAAAGTATTAATCTTGTAGCTCCGGCATTCAAAGGTGTTAACACCGAAGACTCGCCGCTAGCACAAGATCCGTCGTTTGCTGAAATTGCAGACAATGCTGTGATTGATAAGCGCGGACGTATTGCTGCACGTAAGGGCCACACTGTTGTTACAACTAACAAGACTGTACTAGGGACTGATTCATTACGTGCTATCAAAGAGTTTAGAGACAACGCAGGAAACACTAAGGTTTTTTCTGTTGGTAACAACAAGATTATTAGCGGTACAGCTACATTAGTAGATGAGACTCCTGCTGGCTATAGTATTAACGCAGACAACTGGAAGCTTGTAGACTTTAACGACCGTATCTACATGTTTCAGCGCGGCTTTGAGCCTTTAGTGTACGACAACACCTCTGGCGCTGTACAAGCCATGAGCGACCATACACACGCTACTGGTGTTGCTAGTACCATGTACGGTAACGAAGTGTTAGCGGCTTACGGCAGGCTCTGGACAGCAGACTTTAACACGGACAAGTCTACAATATACTGGTCTGATTTGTTAAACGGTATTCACTGGTCAGGCGGTTCTAGCGGCAACATAGACATCTCTAAGGTATGGCCTGATGGATATGATGAGATTGTATCGTTAGCGGCTCACAACAACTTACTAATTATCTTTGGTAAGCATAGTATTATTGTTTACGAAGGCGCTACCTCTCCTGCGTCTATGACCTTATCAGATACAGTAGCGGGCATTGGTTGTGTTAACAGAGACACTGTACAGTATACAGGTACAGATGTGTTGTTCTTGTCACACACGGGTCTTAAAAGCTTCGGTAGAACAATACAAGAAAAGTCAATGCCTATTAGCAGTTTATCTGGTAACATTACAAAAGATATTATTGCTGCGTTGCAGAGTGAAACTCAGTTTTTTAGGTCTGTTTATAGCCCTGAAGAGGGTTTTTATTTGCTTACTTTTGTAGGTCAAGATGTAACGTACTGTTTTGACGTACGAGGCACATTAGAGAATGGATCATACCGTGTTACTCGTTGGCCGTCTACTAGTTTTACATCGTTTACAAGACTTGATGATGGTACGTTATATGTAGGTACTACAGCAGGTATCAGTACATATACAGGTTACAGCGATAACGGTACTGGTTACAGATTTAAGTACTACAGCCCAAGCTTAACCTTTGGTGATAGTGCAAGAATTAAAATACTTAAGAAGCTAAAGCCTACGTTAGTCGGTGCTAACAGCTCAGTCGTATTTATGAAGTGGGCGTATGACTTTGATACTACATACGCTACAGCAGAGTTTACAGTAGGTACTCAGATAACTGGGTTCTATGGTGAAAGTGAGTATACAACAGTAGAATTTACAGGTGGACAGCTTACAAACCAACGTAGCTTAAACACCACTGGATATGGAACTAGTGTACAGGTAGGTCTTGAATCAGAAATTGATGGTTCTCCTTTGTCACTACAGGAAATTAACGTAATGGCTTTGATAGGTAA